ACTGTCGAAGTCACGACTTATGATATAGACACCAACACATCATCTACCGAAACAATTACGAATCCTCTTATTACAACAGACGTATCAGAGAGATCAGATGCACAAGCTATCGTAGACGCAACACCTTCGGCTGTTGTGGACGCTTACAACGCTTTATAAATAGTTGTAGCAATCTACTAACTATGGGAAATAGATATGGCACAGCCAACGACAAGACAGCAATTTGCAGAATGGTGCCTAAGAAAATTAGGTAAACCAGTAATAGAGATTAACGTTGATGATGATCAAGCACAAGATCGTATCGATGAGGCTCTGTCTTACTACTGGGACTATCATTTCGATGGCAGTGAAAGAACCTTCTTCAAGCACCAAATAACAGCAGACGATAAAACTAATCAGTACATTACTGTACCTGAGAACGTTATTGGAGTAATCAACTTATTTCCAGTAGGATCAAACATTACTGCAAGTACAGGAATGTTCAATGTTCAGTATCAATTCGTATTGAATAACATACATGACATGGTCAATTATAACTTAACTAACTACTTCATGTCAATGCAAAACTTGCAATTTATGGAAGAATTATTGGTTGGTATGCAACCTATTAGATACAACAGACACATCAATAGACTTTTCATTGATACAGATTGGGATAGATTAGTCGTAGGAGAATATATTGTAGCAGAGTGCTACAAAGTTGTTGACCCTACTATCTATGCTGATGTATACAAAGATCGTTGGTTACAGAACTATGCCACTGCTAAGATTAAATATCAATGGGGTAGTAACTTAACCAAATTCACTGGCATGACATTGCCAGGCAATATTCAGTTCAGCGGAGAACAGATTTTAAATGACGCACGTGATGAGATAGCGAAGTTAGAAGAAGAAATGATCTCTTCGTATTCTCTTCCTGTCGTTGACATGATAGGGTAGAAACTGTGGCTAAGAATTACTATTTCGAAAACTACGAGAATTCGATGGAGCAATCGCTTATCGATGATTTGGTCGTGGAATCGATTAAGATATACGGAATAGACACTATGTATCTGCCTAGAACTATAGGCGCAAAAGATGATATTCTGAATGAAGACGATCTTCCTACATACAACGATGCATATGAAGTCGAGATGTATGTCAAGAACGTAGATGGATTTGAGGGAGAAGGAGACTTCTTATCTAAATTCGGTTTACAGATTCGTGACTCGATGACATTAACCATAGCAATGCGTACATACGAGTTAGAAATTGGAATTAACACTGAAGTTAACAGACCTCGTGAAGGTGATATCATCTACATGCCTCTTAACCAAAAGATGTTTGTAGTTCAGCACGTAGAGCATGAATCAATTTTTTATCAAATGGGATCTTTACAGACATACGATCTTAGATGTGAACTATACGAGTACAGTGGAGAACGATTCAATACTGGATTTCCATATCTTGACGATAAGTTTGAATCTGACAATCTGTTCATTGATAGCGATGGTACCACGTTCAACGTAGAAGTTCGAGGTAGCGTCTATCACATGGTATCTACTGACGATAGAGGCGATTTAGTTGAAACTCCTAAGCTTGAAGCGAGAGTAGACGAAAAGATTATATTTGATCAGTCACACTCATCTAACACAAACTGGCCTCTAAGAATATACACAACACCGTCACCTAATACTGGTTCAGAGATAACAGCTGGAGTTACTGTTACTGGTACTCCTGGCGTTGACGGCAAACTGACTTGGACACCCAACGCAACTGGTACTTATCATTATATCAACCCGACCACTATAGGAATGGGCGATACTATAGCAGTAGAAGCTTCTAAGCTACAGAGTGTTGAACTATATGACACGATTGCAGATAATACGACAATAGAGACGTTGAGCGATAATATATTAGATTTCAGTCAGAGTAACCCATTTGGGGAGGATAACTTCTAATGTTTGGTCAACACTTTTATAACGAATCTACTAGAAGATATGTCGCAGTGTTTGGCACACTATTTAACGACATTCAGATAGGCAGAAGCAACAACGCTGGTACAGAAATTCAGAGAATGACTGTGCCTATCAACTATGCTCCTATGCAAAAACTTCTTGCGAGACTTGAAGGTGATCCTAATCTGAACAAGCCAGCGATTACTTTACCTCGTATGTCCTTCGAAATTATGGGCATGAACTATAATCCTTCACGCAAAGTTGGCTCATTAGTAAGACAAACAAAGTCTATAACAAGTAATGACAACGAAGTACTGAATCTATATAGTCCTGCGCCTTACGATATTGACTTTCAATTGAACATTATGACGAAGTACACAGAAGATGGTACTAAAATACTTGAGCAAATCTTACCATTCTTTAAGCCAGATGTAACTGTTAGTGTTAAGATGATCGATTCAATGGACTTTTATGTAGATATTCCTGTTGTATTACAGAGTGTGACTACAGAAGACAGCTATGAAGGAGACTTTGAAAGCCGGAGAGTGCTAATATGGACGTTAAACTTTCAAATGAAAGCGTTTTACTTTGGACCAACGTCTAAGAAGAAGATGATTAAGTTCGTTGACAATAACATATATACTAGTACAACTGCAACTGTAGCAGAAGAACAAGTGAACGTGCAACCAGGATTGACCAGTGGTGGTCAGCCTACTACGAAGATTGCGGACACTGTACCATATTCAGATATTAACATTGATGACGATTGGGCAGGTATCGTACAAATATTGGATGCTTAACATGATAAAAGATGAAATTAGTAATAGCTTGGGTCTTGAACCCATAGAAAATTTGAGTGAAGGTGATTTAGTAGTTCCTAAGAAGAATGAAATTGCTGAACTAAGACCTGTCAACGATAAAGTTGAGAAGGACTATGACTACGCACGAACAAATTTCTATAACATCATTGAAACAGGCACAGAAGCACTAGAGCAAATGCTAGATGTTGCAAAGGCATCAGAGCATCCACGTGCTTATGAGGTAGTGTCCACCATTATGAAGACACTCGTAGATGCGAACAAAGATTTAGTAACAATGTCTACTAAGAAGCAAGAGAGCGAAGAAGAGAAGAATCCGACTGAGAAAACAGTGAGTAATAATAATCTTTTTGTGGGATCTACTGCTGAACTCCAACAACTCTTAAAGGACATGAGAAGCAGTGAGTAGCATTCAAGCAAAAGGTTACAACGGTAACGTTAATCTAAAGCGTAAGGGAACAGATGTAGAATTCTCCCAAGAGATGATATCTGAATTTCTGAAATGTGCTAAGGATCCTATATACTTCTCAGAGAAATATATTCAAATCGTACACGTTGATCATGGTCTTATACCAATCAAAATGTATGACTATCAAAAAGAGATATGCACCGCAATCACTGAAAACAGACGGGTTACAGTTAACACCTCTCGACAGGCTGGTAAGACCACTACAGCCGTTGCAGTAATCCTACACTATATCATCTTTAACGACTTTAAAACTGTCGCACTACTTGCAAACAAAGGCGATGCGGCACGTGAAATTTTAGATAGAATCAAAATTGCATACGAGACACTCCCAGCTTGGCTACAACAGGGCGTTATCGAATGGAACAAAGGTTCTGTTGAGTTTGAAAATGGATGTAAGATCATTGCTGGTTCTACATCATCTAGTGCTATTCGTGGTAAATCTATATCATTCTTGTATATCGATGAGACTGCATTCGTAGAGAACTGGGATGAGTTCTTTGCTTCTGTTTTTCCAACGATTTCGTCTGGTAATACCACCAAAATTCTTTTCACTTCTACACCTAACGGACTGAATCACTTCTATAAGACTTGTGTTGGCGCACAAGAAGATAAGAATGGTTACATTTATGTTGAAGTACCTTGGAACAAAGTTCCTGGTCGTGATGATAAGTGGAAAAAAGAAACTCTTGCGGCTATGGACTTTGATCAACAAAAGTTCTCGCAAGAATTTGAATGTGCTTTCTTAGGTTCTTCTGGAACATTGATTGAAGGCTCAAAGCTTAAAACTATGGTTGATTTGACACCTGTTGCTCAGACTCAAACAGTAAAAGTCTACGAACAGCCTCAACAAGGACACGTATACTGTTGTATTGTAGATGTATCGAGAGGTAAGGGTCTAGACTATTCTGCATTCCAGATCATTGATGTCACTCAAATGCCTTACAAACAAGTATGCGTTTATAGAGACAATAATATCACGCCTATCGACTACGCTGAAATCATATATAGAAGTATAGAGAGATATAACGAAGCTTATACTCTGATAGAGGTAAATGACATTGGCGAACAAGTATCAGAAGTATTGCATTATGAATTCGAGGTTGATACGCTAATGTTTACTGAGTCGGCAGGAAGGGCGGGAAAAAGACTATCTACAGGGTTCTCAAAAAATTCTGATAAAGGAATTAGAACCACTAAAAATGTGAAGTCTATAGGCTGTAATATGCTTAAAATGTTGATTGAGCAAGATCAGTTAATAATAAATGACTTCCAAACAATAAATGAACTTTCAACATTCTCCAGACGTGGTAATTCTTATGAAGCGGAATCTGGAGCCCACGATGATTTAGTTATGTGTCTAGTGTTATTCGGATGGATGACCGATCAAGCGTTTTTCAAAGAAGTCACAGACATAAATACTATCGATAAACTCAGATCAAGGAACGAGGAAGAACTTATGGAAAGCCTTCTACCAATTGGTTTTAATACTTATGACGAGGATATCCTTGAAGAGGAACAGTTAGGATCAGCACGATGGTTAAACTACTAAATTGCTGTTTTTATAAATATAGAAATAAAAGAAGTTTATAACTTACAAAATAAACAAGGAGAAATGAGAAATGGCTTTTCAAACAAGTCCAGGCGTTAATATCAGCGAAATCGACTTAACTAATGTCGTCCCCGCTGTAGCAACAACTGAAGGCGCTATCGCAGGTGTTTTCCGTTGGGGTCCAGAACTAGAAAGAATCCTAGTAACATCAGAGCAAGACCTAGTTAATCGCTTTGGTAAACCATTAAATAGCTCTACATCAGTCGAATCTTCGGCAGGTACCGCAGAGACTGTAACGTTTGACGATGTTGCAGTACCCACAGCAAGTGGTGCCGTTACTGATACATGGACACTTACAGTTGGTAGCGAAACTTATACTACTGCCGCAGGTGATTATGCTGATCTATCTGCTGTAGCAACTGCTATTCAAAATAAACTAACTGCGGAAGGCATAACTGCTTTCGCTGTGTCACTGATTAGTACAAAGATTGTACTTACATGGGCTACAGTTGGTGATCAAGTAGTTGGAACATATGGCATCGCTTACACAGGTAGCGGTACAGGTTCTGCTAACGATGCGTCTCCTACTATCGTAGAAGGCACCGCTCGTACAGTAACGACAAGTCAGTGGTCAAACTACGAGACATTCTTTTCTGCCGCAAACTTTCTGTCGTACAGTGATGCATTATACGTAACACGTGTTGTAGGCACTGCTGGCGCCGCTGGTGGCACAAACTTTACCGCAAAATACAAAGGTTCATTAGGTAACTCTATTCAAGTATCTCACTGTGTGGGAACTTCGAATATGGGAGTTACTGCCAGAGCAGACAATATATCAATTGATCCTTTTAAAACTACGGGAACGATTACAAATAGCACTTCGGCTCTGACATATCTTGCAGTTGGAGATAGAATCGTATTATCAACTGGTAACGAACTAGTTGTCACTGCAATTGCTTCACCTACTGGTAGTGGTCCTTACACAAGAGTAGTTACTTTTGATAGAGTGTTTAGTCCAGCAGATGGTGGGGCGTACAATACTACTTTCAGCACACAGTGGAGAGATGCAGATTTATTTGACTCTGCTCCTTCAAGTACAACTAGAATGCACGTTGTTGTGCGTGATAGTGATGGTAAAATCTCTGGTACCGCAGGAACAATCCTAGAAGTATTCGAAGACATCGACACTTCAGCCGGCTCAATTAACCCAGACGGATCTACTAACTATTCTCCAGACGTTTTCGACAATCGTTCACTCTGGATTGCATGTACTACATCTCAAGCGGGACTTCAAGCATCTTTGACTTACGGTCAAGCAAATCTTACCGGTGGAGTTGATAGCCAAGACGAAAGTGCAATGCCAATTGGTAAATTGACTGAAGGCTATAGTCTATATGTAGATCCAGCTGATGTAGATGTATCACTTATCATTCAAGGTAAAGCAAGAGGAACAGTTCTTGCAAATCACCTTATCAATGGTATATGTGAAGTTCGTAAAGATTGCGTAGCATTTATTTCGCCTGAATTAAGCGACACTACTGTTGCTCATATGACAGCATTTGCTAACGGTCTTACTGCTTCTACATTTGCAGTCGTGGACAGCGGATATAAATATCAGTATGACAAGTACTCAGACGTATATCGTTGGATTCCGTTGAATGCTG